GACGAACTGTATTGCCGCATCAACCTGAAGATCCGCACGAAGTCGGGCGCCATCGTTGCGTTCGAGTGGAACGATACCCAGCGCATCCTGCACGCGGCACTGGAGAAGCAGAGGGCCGAGAAGGGTTGGGTGCGCGCCCTGGTGCTGAAAGGCCGGCAGCAGGGTTGCTCTACCTATGTTGCGGCGCGCTTCTACAAGCGAGTGACAACCAGCTTCGGCATACGTTGCCAGATCATCACGCACATGGACGCGGCCACGCAGAACCTGTTTGGCATGGTGAAGACGTACCACGAGCTGGGAGACGAGACGCTCAAGCCCAAGTCCAAGAACGACAGTGCCACCAGTCTCGCGTTCGGTGGCCTGCGCAGCGACTACCGGGTGGCCACCGCGGGGTCGAAGAACGCCGGCCGGTCCGACACCGTTCAGCTGTTCCATGGGTCAGAGGTCGCATTCTGGCCTAACGCCGACAAGATCATGGCGGGCCTTGGCCAGACGCTGCCGCTGGAGCCGGGCACCGAAGCGATCATGGAGACGACTGCCAACGGGCTCGGTAACAAGTTCCATTCGATGTGGGTGATGGCTGTAGCCGGGAAGTCCGACTACATGCCGGTGTTCATTCCGTGGTTCATCGAGAAGGGCTATCGCCGCGAAGTACCTGCCGGCTTCGAGCTGAGTGACGAGGACATCGAGTACATGGAGGCCTTTGACCTCGACATGGAACAGATGGCCTGGCGGCAGGCGAAGATCGACACAGACTTTACCGGCGACGTGGACTGGTTCAACCAAGAGTACCCAGCCACGCCCGATATGGCGTTCCTCAAGGTCGGCCACAAGGCGCTGATCAACACCCTCAAGGTCCAGAAAGCCCGCAAGAACAACCAAGCGCACATGCGCCGCATCGGCGCGCACGTTGTCGGGCTTGACCCTGCGCGTGGTGGCGACACCTCGACGTTCATTCATCGTCAGGGCCGCGTGGCGTGGGGCATCGAGCGCATCGACATTCGCGACACCATGGCAGTTGCTGGCCGCGCCGCGCGGATGCTGGAGGACGACCAGACCATTCGCATGATGTTCATCGACATCGGTGGCATCGGTGCTGGCATCTACGACCGCCTGGTCGAGCTGGGCTATGGCGAGCGGGTGACCGCGGTGAACTTCGGTGGTAGCGCAAACGATGACCGCAAGTACTTCAACAAGCGCGCGGAGATGTGGGGTGAGATGGCCGAGTGGGTCTCCGACGAAATCACCCCGAGCATTCCGGACGACGACCAGCTGCACGGCGACCTCACGTCCGCCAGCCGCGACAAGTACAGCTCCAACGGCCAGTTGAAGCTGATCGAGAAGGAAAAGATCAAGAAAGAGCTTGGGCGCTCACCAGACGACGGCGACGCCTTGGCCCTGACCTTTGCCGAGCCTGTGGCGGCAGACGACGTACACACCGAGAGCTGGCGCGAGAAGCTGCTGCGCAGCCGGCGCCGCAAATCAGCCATGAGTGCCTGACATGACAGACGAGACAGAAAACACCCCGGCAGACGTACCAGACGAGCGCGGTATTGCCCGACGCAACTGGCATCGGTACGAGTATGGCCGGGAGCGTGGGCACCGTGAGTTCTGCAAGATTGCCCGAGTGAATGAGGGTATGTACCTCGGCGGCGGCCTGCAGTGGAGCGAAGAAGACCGCCAGGCTCTTCTCGAAGCGGGCAAGCCGTGCTTCGAGTTCAACCAGATTTTGCCCAAGATCAACGCCGCGCTGGGCTATCAGATTGCGAACCGCATGGACATCGCATTCAGGCCGCGCAACGGCCAGGCCACTGATGACGTGGCTGGCACTCTGTCGAAGGTGGCGATGCAGGTGGGTGACAACGTGGACCTGCACTGGAAGGAAACGCAGGTCTACGCCGACGGGCTGATCCAGCAGCGCGGGTACTTTGAAATCAAGGTCGATTATGAAGACTCGTTGCTGGGCGAGATTAGCGTTGAAGCGCTGGACCCGATGGACGTTATCCCGGACCCAGATGCCAAGAGCTACGACCCGGACAGCTGGTCTGATGTCGTTGTCCTGCGCTGGATGACCTACGATGAAATCGAGGCCAACTATGGCGAGGAAGCCCGCGCCAAGCTGGAAGTAGAGGCACCTGACGAAGAGGACTTCGGCGACGACTTCGATGACGAGGAGCGCAATCGCTTTGGCGACAGCACCAATATCGGGGTAGACCGCCTGGGCGAGATGACCGTCGGGGATGGCTGCAAGCGCGTCCGCGTGGTCGACCGTCAGTATTGGCGCATGGAGCGGGCAGAGTGCATTGTCACTGACACTGGTGATATCCGCCCGGTCGAGGGCATGCCAGAGCAACGCATTGCCGACATCATCGCTGCTGGTGGCTTCCGTACCAAGCGCCGCATCCGCCGTGTGCGCTGGACTGTGTCCACGATGAATCACATCCTGCATGACGACTGGTCGCCGTTCAATCACTTCACCATCGTGCCGTTCTTCCCGTTCTTCCGGCGCGGCCTTCACATCGAGATGAAGAAGGACGCGAAGCAGGAACACATGCCGCGCAAGATCCAGCCGAACCAGATCCCGCAAGGGCTCGACCGCATTGTCGATCGCAGCGCAATGCTGCTGGAGCAGGCCACCGGCATCAATGAGGCGATGATGGGGCAGCGCGGCCCGGAAACGTCCGGCATTGCCATCCAGTCCCGCCAGTTCGCGGCACAGCAGCAGCTGTCCGTCCCGCTCGACAACTTGGCTCGTACCCGGCACCTGCTGGCCGGCCGCATGCTGGAAATCATCCAGTCGTTCTACGACGAGCCGCGCATTCTGCGCATCACCGAGACAGACGACCGTGGCCGACCCATCACGCAGTCGCTCCCGGTCAACATGCCTTACGAGGACGGCAGCGGCATCTTCAACAACCTGACGCTGGGTGAGTACGACGTGGTGGTCACCGAGCAGCCGATGCAAATCACCTTTGAGAACAGCCAGTTCGTGCAGGTCATGGAGATGATGGAGAAGGGCGCGCCGATTCCTTGGCCGTTCGTGCTGCGTTACTCCAACTTGGCGCACAAGCAGGAAATGATCGATGCCATGGAGCGCCAGGCTCAGGAGAAGCCAGATCCGCTGCTGGAAGCGAAGGTAATGCTGCTGCGCGCTCAGACGCTGACCGAGGCATCGAAGAAGGACAAGACCGCGAGCGAGGCCGTCAACAAGGCCGTCGAGGCGTTGTACAGCGCAATGCAGGCGGCCGGGGTGGTCGCGCAGAACCCCGCAGTCGCCCCGCTGGCAGACGAGATGCTGGCCTCTGCTGGTTTCGAGGACAAGAACGGCGCGCCAGTCGTTGATAGCTACGGGGCTGCCGCTGAGTTCGCCCCCGCAGCCGGATCAGTACCCACCAACACCGACCCCCTCACGCCCGCAAACCCTGCTGTCGGCGTGCCCCGGGGCATCCGCACACCAGAAACAGACGGAGCCATGCAATGAGCGCAAACAAGCTGAAAGCCGTAGCGATGAAGGAAGAAGACGAGTGGCGCGCCCAGGACGATCTGCGCACGTTGCTGGAAGCTAGGAAGATCCAGAAGGACGCCAAGCGCATGGCCAAGGTCCGCGCACTGGCGAAGCAAAAGATGGCCGACATGCAGGCCTTGACCAAGCAGTAAATCACAACCGAGGGGGCAGACCCATGAGCAAGAAAACCCAAGAGATGATCGCTGAAGAACTGGAAACCCTGCTGCTGGATGCATTCGACATCGAGGAGGAAGAGGAGGAGGAAGAACTCGATGATGACGACGAGTTCGACCCTGAAGAGGACGAAGATCGGGGCGACGAGGTAGACCCTGACCTGTCTGACGACGATGACGATCTGCCTGGTGACGACGCCGACGATGACGGCGACGCTGATGCTGATGCAGATGACTTCGACGCTGACGACTTGGCTGATCTGGCCGGCGAGGGTGGCGACAAGAAGCCGTCCATGATCCCGCATGCCCGCTTCAACGAGGTCAACGAAGCGCTGAAGAAGGAGCGGGCAGAGCGCCTGCAGCTTGAGGAAGAGCTGGCTCGCACCAGGGGCCGTGTTCCGAAGGATGCTGACGCCCAACAGGACAAGGACGAGGAGCCGCCGGCGTTCGACTTCAAGGCAAAGCGCAAGGAGCTGCGTGACGCCTTGTACGAGGGCAACGAAGAGCGGGCCGAGCAGTTGGAAGACGAGATTGAAGCGGCCAAAGCTGCCGAGTTTGAGCGCCGCGCAGAGGCGAAGGCCCAGCAGCTGTTTGAATCTCGTCAGGCTGAGGCGGAAGCAAAGCGCATCCAGGCTGAGGTGCAAACGGCGGCAACTGCGGCCATGACCAAATACCCGCTGCTGAACCCGGAGGTCGAGGGCCATGACCCGGAACTGCTGGAGGAGGTCATTGCGCTGCGGGACTTCTACATCCACCAGAAAGATATGAGCCCGGGCGAGGCGATCACCAAGGCGGCAGACAAGGTGGCCGGCCGTGGCGCTGCTGCCAAGGACGATGGCGACGGCAAGCCTTCCGGCAAGAAGCTGAAGCCCGATGCCAAGCCAACAACCGAGCAGCTGCGCCGCAATGACGAGCGCTCCCGGAAGATTCCGCCGCGTGATGGCGGCCTGGGTGAGCGTGCCTCTGACATTGACTGGGAGAACCTGACCGAAGAAGAGTTCGAGAACCTGCCGGAGTCCGTCAAGCGCAAGGAACGGGGCGATTTTGTTTCTTGACACTCGGTTTCAGTCACATCAACTGCAACCTGTCGGCGGCGCGTAGCTGCCGCGCCTGGGTGGCCTTCGGGCCACCTGCTTTACCACCGCACCGCATGGTGCTCGCTCGCTGAGTCACAGCGTTCCTCGCCGCGCAGGGCGTAAAGCTGCAGCGTCCCGGACACGCAACAACGTCCGTATTCGCTCGGGTGGCGACACATCCCACGCATA